CAGCAATATTAAGATATTTATAACCAAATACTGTATTAGTACCAGTTTTACCCATTAGTACAATACTGTTTTCTCGCGAGTTTGTTAGTAAGTCTATATCATTTGGTAACAATGACGGTACAACTTTACTAACTTCAACAATGTTAGGTTCCCCTTCTCTTGCAATATTAGCCATCTCATTCAGTCGGCTAAATCTACCAGAGTTATCTATGTAAGCAACTGTCGTGCCTAGAGATATAGGAGGCATATCTACATTATAGTTAAACGTAGCAATACTTTTTAATTTTGCTGTATCAGGGTTTAGTACAGTATCATCAGATGTTAGTAAGAACTGTTGGTTTGAACTAAATACAATTAGACCTGTATTGATTTCTATACCATCAAATAACTCTGACGGGAACATAGACGCAGCAGATATATCAATAGGATCGCTAGCAGATGTTGTTAATGCAGATTCTGCAAAGAAGTCAGGTTTACCTAACGTACCCGGTCTAGATAGTATAACATTTTCTTCTGATAAAAATGCTAACCTGTTTCTAAAAAATAAAACTTTATTTATACGTTTATTTACAAACGTTGGTAACGGGTTTGTTTGTTCATCACCTACTCGTCTATCGTGATATTCAAATTGTTTGACTGTAAAAGTCTTAGTAGCTGTACGCTGTATAACTATAGGCATATTAGTCAGCGTTTTAGCTATACCCGGTTTTGCACATTCAGTCCAAGCTCCACTACCATCCTTGTTGTTCTGACCATCAAAGCGTAAATAATAGTCATCTTCATCTGCCATTCGTGCGTTCTTAACCTGTACAATATAACCGTGTTTACACTGGTTTGGTAGATTAGACACATCGTTAACTGAATCTTGCATGACTCGCATCAAGTCTTCTTCTACAACCTCTACGTTAAACGTGCTCGTGCTGGACAAGTACATCACAGAGCCTATAATCTTAACATTAATAGGTGTGCCAGATATTTGCTCAATAGCAGTCTTCATGCCAGCTAGGATAGTATCTGATGTAACAGTTGTGTCAGAATCAAATGGAGTCACAGCTGGACGTATAAGACCTGTATCGGCACCACTATATTTAGCAGCTACTGTAGTTTCTTCATGGTCAGTCACTTCTATGGTGTAAACAGCTACACGAAAATCATCTGTCGGGTCGTTTTGTTGTGACCCACCACCACCAAGACCTTGACCAGTCATAGCTACACGTATTAAGTCTCCAGTTTCCCAACCTTCTCCACCGTGTAATAGTGTAATATCTGGTTGATAACTACAAACAAAGTTAGAAGTACTATTATTATGATTACCCTGCTGACCTAGTGTATTTATACGGAAAACTAAATTCTTTTTACTATTGTCTGTAATTAGAGTACCACTAGAATTTGTAACTAAACCTTTCTCGGCTCTACGAAAAACCTGATTATTGTTACCAGCTCCTGATATATCGACAGTCTTGTCCGAATTAGGGTGATTTTTTTCAGGACGCGCCTGAAGTTTAAATGTATTATCATCTTGCTTGAACACATAAGCATCACGAAAATCCTCTCCTACATCATAGCTAGTACCAGATTCGGTAGCTACCAAGTTGGTTCCACCATTAGAGTGGTACAACAGAATATCATCAGTCTCAAATCCATGACTTGTTTTAGTTACGATATCAGTTGAAGTATTGATATTACTTGTTGTTATAACATCACCACTGGTATCTGTAGATATATCAAAAACTTCAGTACCTATTCCAAAACATTCTGCACTACCAGCATCTTCATTTAGATTTTGACTTTTAATTCTGATTCTTGTAGCACGTTTGAGTGTTACGTTTTGACTAGCAGCATCTGTCCCATTTGTGATATTCAGTCCATACTGTCTACCATTCTCTGCTCGTGTAAGTTCTATCAAAGCAAAGTGAGGGTCGGGAGTAGCATCTGTCTCTCCTGTTGTACCTACAGCAGTATTAGCATTACCAGTATCTCTATTGGAAACAAAAGTAGTATCATTAATCGTAAGTGTCTGTATGTTTTCTGGCGAACTTGTAGCTAGATAGTTAGTTAAAGCTGTCTGACCACCAGTACCATACGCAGTAGTCATCAGCTCACCATTTTTACAGCTCCATACACGCACTTGTCCGTCTGCTGCAATTTGACCTATATAAGATCCTTCAGTTTCATCTCTATAATAATGAAACCATGAGCCACCAGATTGTACGTCTTTAAGTTTACCTGTAGCTGTTGTATGACTTAGATCACTGTCATCAACTAAGGATGAGTCAATTCGTTTTAGTCCCGGTCTTTTAAATAGACCCTTAGTTATATCTGGTATAGCGTTTACAGACTCTACTACCTGACCGGGAAATTTTAAGTTGTCAGGTTGTTCTGACATCCCAGCTGAATAAGATGGGATTGTTTGTGTTACGCCTGCCATTATCGTCTAAGGTTTCTCCATGGTTGATAAGTTTGGTATGCAGAATCATCTTCAAATCCAAACATACTATGATCGGCTTGATTACATTCATACTCTTGTAATGCTGCCCTTGCTTGTTGCTCTTGCACAGCTAGTAATCTAACTAACTGTGGATTAGCTACGAGTTGTGTAGCTGCTATTCTAGATGCTCGATATATGATATATCTTTTGAACACTACAGGTAGATCTTCAAACTCGTATAATTTAACAACATCTAAATCTATATCTGATGTAAATACGTCTGTGTGATCTTGCTTGTCATATAGTTTTCCGTTACGACGTACAAGATTATATGTTCTCCTAGCCTGATTGTCGTGTAAATCCATAGACAAAATATCACTACCTATGAGAATATTACCATTGGCATCAGGTGAAAACTTTACGTGCTTTTCTGTATTGAAGTGCCAGCCTTCCGACTGTGTGTCAATGTTAGCGTCACGTAGTAAATTATATATAAATGCTATCTCTGGGTTCTCTGAGATCTGTGAGGATAGAGAGTTATTACCAGTAGATGTTTTAAGTGTTGTGATTGGTGCTTGTCCGATAGCTCCCAGTATAGAGTTCACTGCGGATAGTTCGGTATCGGTGTCAATAGTTGTGGTAGCCATAAGAAAAAAAGGAGGCCGAAGCCTCCGTATAATGTGTAAGTTAGAAAGCAGCGTTTCCAACAGTTGTTGCTTCGCCAGCAGCGTTGCGGCTTGTTGCCACACCAGCTACGAACTCAACAGCAGCAGCAGGGTTAAGTGCATCTACACCCATAGCTAGACGACCTAGGATTACATCACCTTGGTATACCACTGAGATGTCTCCAGATGTTGTCTGAACTTGTGGGCCGATTGCTTCAACGCAAGCAGCAGCTTCTTTTTGGAAAACAAGACCACAGCTGTTCTCGAACGCAGAAGTACCATTACCATAAGAGTTAACAGTCTTTGTTGTTGATGTACCAGCAGTCTCATCTTGCATAACAACTTCTACGAAGTCGCCAGTTGCTCCGGGGTCTGTAACACCGGGGTTTGTGTTAGATGCAGTACCAAACTTAGTACCGAATCTGCCAAAGAAAGGAATGTTCATTGACTTGTAGATGGTGATACCAGCTATTTCAATGATTCCGTTACCTGTTTGTAACGCATCTCCTCTCTCGTTACGGTTGATTAAGCCGTTAGTCTCTATGTTCTGAATAAGTTCATAGTACTGTCTTGGGTTGAGTACAGCTACTCTACCCTCTTGTCCTACACCCTTCTCGTCGAGTGCAGCGGCAGCGTCATAGAAACCGTTGATTAAAGCGGTTGAATCGTATGCAGCACTACCATCGTTTGTGCCTGTTTTATTCAAGCGAATCTGTGTTCCACCGGGCTCTTTGAAGCTAGACTTCGTGATTGGTGAAGCTTGTCTTGCAGCCTTTGTGATAGCTCTGAAAGCTTTTCTGTCATACTGCTCTGCAAGAGCGTATCCGATCTTACGAGAAATTTCACCACGTAGGTCGTAGTGAGCAAGTGTCTCGTCAAGTTCATAGACAAATGCACTGGAGATTAATAGATCGTCAACAGTCACTGTCTTTTCAGCTACTGGAGGTGCTCCATTAGAGTTACCTAGTATGCTGTTGCCGGGTGTATGATACTCGGCTGTTGTTCTTCCTGTGAAGATGAACTGAAGTGACTTACCAGCTGTAAGTGTTCTCTTCATGATAAGGTCACGTGCTATCGTGTTCCTTTGGAAGCCTTTGAACATTTCCCCGGAAAACAATTTAAGGTATAACGCCCTCTTGTCTCCAGCTGAGTTCGATTGACCGGGAGCTGTTATGCTAGTGGTCAATGTTGAATTTTGTTGTGCCATTTCTAAGAATGATATTGATTTACGTTTCTCAGATCTGAAATTTTTTGGCCATTTTTTTTGTGGTCTATCCCACCGTCTAGACGGATTGAGGTATCTGCCTTAGCAGGCTCACTCCAATAGAGATGGGAGGACTTGAACCTCCCTGTACGGCCTTAACCGATTACTCTTGTGTACTTGATGCCACGATATACGAATGTTACAGTCATGGTAATCTCCATATATCCAAGCCCCGTTCCATGCTTGGGTGTCATGCGTCCCTACTTTTTCTTTCGGGATGAACGGACGGATAGTTTCCGTCTATTGTGATTGTACGGTATACGTCGACTACTTGTCTTAGTTCTATTAAACTTGGACTTCTCGCCCTTAGACATCTCACCAGTAGTCTTAGGTGTTTTAGATGACACACGTCTAGATGGTCTGCAAGCTGGGTAGCCTTTACGCTTCTCACCTTTCTGTCTGCCACAGGGCTTACCAGTTTTGGTGTCAACCCATTTCTCTTGGAACCATCTACGTAAGCTC